GGAGTGGCTCGGTGAAGCTTACGGTTTAGAAATGTATCCTAACCTTGAGGCTGACGATGTACTAGCAATCCTAGCTACCGAGCGTCCCGATATAAACGACGAAAGAATAATCGTATCTATTGATAAAGACTTCAAGGGTGTACCATGTAAGTTCTATGACTTCAATCGAGATGAGATGCACGAGATAGGCGAGGTAGATGCCAACGCTTACCACCTGATGCAAGCCATTGCTGGCGACGCTACTGACGGATTCAAAGGCGTACCAGGCGTTGGTGTAGTACGAGCTAAACGGATGCTAGATAACGATGGAGCGACATGGGCGACCGTTATGAATGCGTATGAAAAGGCGGGACTAACTGAGGAAGATGCGTTGATGAACGCGTGGATGGCGTACCTAATTCGTAAGGGACAATATAATAAAAAGAAGAAAGAACTAACATATTTATGGATGCCTGACGAGTTCACACCGGCACAAAAGAGAAAGTATTCCCATCTTATTCATCAGGTTACGGGAAACTTAGACGAAGATTTATCTCGACCAAAACCGTTTGAACCATTAAATATTTAATATAGTGGAAAATTCTGTTGACAGAAAATTACCCGACCTTAGTAAGTCCTTGATCGAGATGTTAGACGCTCGGTTCCCTTCTCGTTGTCCTGATCCAAAGGATAGTGAGCGGGAAATATGGATGAAGGTTGGGCAACGGAAAGTCGTGGAGTTTCTACAAGATGTTTACGACGAACAGAATACAACAGTAATCTCAACAAAGGTATAATTATGTGCGGCGGTTCAGCTCCTCCACCCCCTCCTCCACCTCCACCTCCTCCACCGCCCCCTGTGGCTACGGCGGAACGTGTACAACCAGCTCAAGCTAGTAAAAGAGCGGGTACTCAAACCAAGCGTAAGCGTGGTACTGCCCAACTTACTCGTCCTTCGGTCGGTGGATCTATGTCGGGCGCTGGAGTTAATCTGCCTAGATAATGCACTACGAAACGGCTCAAAGCCTTTACACTTCCTTAGAGAATACACGGTGGACATTTCTTGACCGTGCTAGGACTTCGTCTGAATTGACGATTCCTTATGTGTTACCGCCCGAAGGTCACGGCCCACATACTAAGTACTATACTCCGTTCCAAGGGATTGGAGCTAGGGGTGTAAACAATCTAGCATCTAAGTTATTGATGGCGTTGCTACCGCCCAATGCTCCGTTCTTTCGCCTGGTCATAGATCGTTATGAACTTGAAAAGGCAAAGGCGGAGATGGGTGCGGAGCAAGCCGATCAGTTACGGACGGAGTTAGAGCAAGCTTTAAGCGAAGTTGAAAGAGCCGTTTCACAAGAAGTTGAGGTAGAAGCATTTAGGGTAGGAGCTTTTGAGGCGTTAAAGAATCTGCTTATCACAGGTAATGCGTTATTGTACTTACCTGACGAAGGTGGAATGCGAGTGTTCAGACCCGATCGCTACGTCGTTAAACGCGATGCGATGGGTAACGTCACTCATATCGCAGTCAAGGAAACCGTAGCTCCGATGATGCTACCTGAAGAAGTTCGTCAGGAAGTTTACAAAGAGTCGAAAGAAAATACTTGTGACCTATATACTTCCATCGTTCGTGAGGGAGATAAGTTCTACGTTTCTCAAGATGTTAAAGGCATCGTTATTGAATCGTCGAAAGGATCGTATTCTATCGACAAGTCACCTTGGATACCTTTACGTTATACACGTATTGATGGCGAAGACTACGGTCGTGGATTTGTTGAAGAATACATCGGCGATCTAAAGTCGCTTGAGTCGTTGACCAAGGCGATCGTTGAAGGCTCTGCTGCTGCTGCCAAGGTACTGTTCATGGTTAATCCAAACGGTACGACCAGGGCGAGGACATTAGCGGAAGCACAAAACGGAGCAATCGTCCAAGGTACTGAAGCGGATGTATCCGTTCTTCAACTGAATAAGTTCAATGACTTCCGTGTAGCTCAGACCGTGATGGCTCAGATCCAAGACCGGTTAAGCCACGCATTCCTTTTGAATAGTAGTGTCGTCCGAGACGCAGAGAGAGTTACCGCTGAAGAAATCAGAATGCTATCTCAAGAACTCGAAGCTGCACTTGGCGGTCTCTATTCAATCTTGTCTCAAGAGTTCCAACTTCCGTTAGTATCGCGTTTGATGGAGCGTATGGGACGCAAAGACAGACTACCTAAACTACCAAAAGATATAGTCAAACCTACGATCGTAACGGGCGTTGAAGCTCTCGGTCGTGGTAATGATCTTAATCGTTTGGATATGTTCTTGGCGGGAGCTGGTCAAGTCGTCGGGCCACAAGCTGTGGCTGAGTATGTTAACATTAGCGATTACTTCAAGCGTCGTGCTACTGCCCTTGGTATCGAAACCGAAGGGTTGATCAAGACCGAAGAGGAAATCCAACAAGCTATGCAACAAGCTCAGATGATGGAGATGGCTCAAAAGCTAGGCGCTCCAGCGATGGGGCCAGCTATTAACGCAATGGCTCAACAACAACAGCAACAACCAACACAACAACAGGAAGGATAAACGAAATGGGAGATTACCAAAAAGTAGAAATAAACGAACCAACACAAACAGAGATTGAACCCGATCAACAGCAAGCAACGGAGGTTGAAGAACCTAAAGCAGAGCAAGAACGCCCAACATGGTTACCTGAGAAGTTTGAGTCAGCAGAAGACCTCGCAAAAGCTTACGGGGAACTTGAGTCGAAAATGGGAGCAGGGGCAAAACAAGAAGAAGAACCTGAACAACAAGTAGAAGAACAGGCACAGGAAGAAAAACCTGAAGAATCGGAGAATGAATTTACAGAAACTCAAAAGCTTATTAGCGACGCTAGTAAACATTATTACGAGAACGGTGGAGAGATCACGGACGAAACTTACGAAGCTTTGGAGAAAGCTGGTATCAGTCGTGACCTCGTTGACCGTTTTAAAGCGGGACAAGAATCGTTAGAAGAAGTCGAGATCAATCAGATCAAAGGTGCGGCAGGAGACGAGTACGATGCTATGTCCGATTGGGCTGGTAAGAATCTTGACGACGATGAGTTCAACGCTTTCAACGAAGTTGTAAACAACGGTACAGTCCAGCAAGCCAAGCTCGCAGTAAAAGGTTTATATGCTCGTTACAAATCTGAGGTTGGAGCGACAGGCCCGAAGCTCGTTACAGGCGGTACTACAGGTAGTTCTACTATGCCGTTTAATTCGATGCAAGAGGTCAGTCGCTTTATGCAAGATCCTAAGTACAAGAGTGGAGATAAAGCTTATCACGCAGAATTGGATCGCCGTCTAGCCGTATCTAACTTTTAATAGTATGTTCGAGTTGTTGACATTATTTCTTACAGGCGGTGGTAGTGCCGCTATGGGTTCAGTACTGAAGGGAGTCTTTGGTATGCTGTCCGATAATCGTCAACAGAAGTATGAACTAGAAATGGCGAGGGAGGCTAGGAATAATGAATTTGCAGTTAAGTTTCAGGAAAGTCTTAATAGCGGTGATGGCGGTGCTTTTACTCGTGCTACTCGTCGGATGCTCGCACTCATCGGAATGGGTTCGATCGGATTCGTCACGTGTCTCACAGCAATTTATCCAAGCGTCCCGCTCCTCAGTACAACAAACATTACAGGGGAAGGACGAACGGAGATACTTTTCGGACTCTTCAGTTTTCCAGCAGAGCAAACCAATTTGGTTCTTACAACGGGACATCTCTGCCTCTTTGAATGCTCGGTAGTATTACCTATGATCGTAGGCTTTTACTTCACACCAGGCGGAAGGAGATAAACATTTTGACATCGAACGAAGAAAGAAATCGTTGCCCTGTGCGCAGGATAACCTCGAAGGAACTCGACGCTAGAGTCAGCTAAACACTAACAATAATATATAATAAGGAGATAATTAATCATGTCTAATACAAGTCCAAGTCGCGTCGGACAGATTAATTCAGCGGGTGATGCAAATGCATTGTTCCTGAAGAAGTTTGCTGGCGAAATTCTCACTACCTTTGAGGAAAATAATATCTTCAAAGCATTACACACAGTACGCACCATCGAGAATGGTAAGAGCGCTCAGTTCCCTGTAACGGGTATTGCTTCCGCTTCCTACCACACTCCAGGTGAAAGTATCGGAGCTAACGGTTTAATCGGAGCTGGCGGATATTTAAGCGATCTTAAAAAGAACGAAAAAATCATCAACATCGATGACGTTCTTCTCGCTTCTACATTCCTCGCTAACATCGACGACGTTAAGAATCACTACGACATCCGTTCCGTCTATGCGTCTGAGCTTGGTAAAGCCCTCGCTCTTCGTTTCGACCAAGCGCTTGCTAAAGTGTTCATCGCTGCTGCCCGTGAAACTACCCCCAATGTAACCGGTGGTAAACTCGGTGGTATCCTCGATGTATCCGCTAACGCTATGGGAACCGGAGCTGACTCCGGAGACGACGCCGACAACACCGATCCTACAGGAGCCGAGCTTGTTGCCGCGTTGTTCACCGCTGCTCAGAAACTCGATGAGAACGACGTTCCTAGCGACAGCCGTTTCTGTGTTCTTCGTCCTAACGAGTACTACAAGCTGATCACCGGTGCTGATGGAAACAACAGCTTCAACTTGGTATCCGCTGTAAACAAGGACATCGGCGGTCTTGGTTCTATTGCTACAGGTATGATCCCTCAAGTAGCTGGAATCAGCATCTACAAGTCCACTCACTTGCCCTCAACCAATCTTATTGGCGGAGGAGACGACAGCGCATTGAACGATCCTTTCGGTGCTGGAAACGGGTACAACGCTGACTTCACCAACTCGCTTGGTATCGTCGCTCACCCATCCGCCGTTGGAACCGTTAAACTGCTTGATCTTGCTACCGAATCCGAGTATCAGATCGATCGTCAAGGAACTCTCTTTGTAGCGAAGTACGCAATGGGTCACGGAATCCTCCGTCCTGAGTGCGCTATCGAGCTTCAGAAATAGTTTCGATTTGTTTGGTTGTGTTGCGGGTGCGGGGTTTTTTCATTCGTTTTACCTCGCACCCGCTCACGCCATTAAATATTTTTAGTTATGGCACTTACAACAAAGCTTGAAGCAATAAATACTATGCTCGGTGTGATCGGAGAATCACCCGTTAATTCCATTGGAGCTACTGTTAGCAGTCTTCCTGTTTCTGTCGTAACTGCTTTGAACGTTTTAAACGAAGTTAGTCGTGAGGTACAAGCCGAAGGTTGGCATTACAATACAGAGCATGAATACCCACTTGTACGGACATCGACTAACGAGATTAGTTTACCAGCCAATACTTTAAAGGTAGATACTGATCCGCATCAATATACCGATATAGACGTCGTACAACGCGGTACTAAACTATACGACAGAAAGAATCATACGAATGTATTCAAAAGCGATTTAAAAGTTTCGATTACATTTGAATTAGAATTTGAAGAATTACCCCAGCAGTTCCGTACCTATTTAATTACACGGGCATCACGGAAGTTTGCTAACCGTTATTTAGGATCTCAAGAGATCGAAGGCTTCACGCTTAGAGACGAGATCATAGCGAAGGCATCAGCCGTTGATAGCGACAGCGAGAACGCCGATCGGACGATCTTTGATAACTACGATGTTCAACGCGTCCTTGACCGCTAATGCCTTTAATCACTACATCTGTACCGAATCTTGTACAAGGCGTATCCCAACAGCCCGACAACCTTCGTTATCCAGGTCAAGCTGAAGAACAGATAAACGCTTTTAGCTCCGTTGTAGACGGGCTTAATAAACGCCCTCATACCGAGTATGTGGCTGACCTTGGAACTTCGTTACAGAACGATGCACTCGTACATTTCGTAGATCGTGACCCGTTGAATAAACACGCTATGGTATTTAACCATGACGGCGGTACTACGGATGTAAGCATCTATGATGTGGCTAATGGATCGGAGATAACATCTACTATTACTACCGAAGCCCAAGCGTATTTAAACGGCATCACCGAGCCTTTAAATGGGCTTAAAGCGTTGACCGTAGCTGACTATACATTCGTAGCAGATACGAACAAGGAAGTGGCGATGACAAGCGCCGTTTCTGACGAGTTAGCAAACGACGCTTTAGTGTTCGTTAAGATCGGGGATTACGACAAGAAGTATTCCATCCATATCCGAGTAGGTAGCGGTTCAGAACAGACCTTTGAAATTACATCGGGAGACGGTGTAGGCGGTATTGGTAGCCACGCTGATACGGAAGTTATAGCCGGTCAATTGTATACGGTTTTATCTAACGGTGGAGCGGCTGACTTTGTTCAGTCCATATCCGTAGCTAATCAAGGTAGTCAATATACTACAGCTCCAACCGTTACAATCTCAGGTGGAGGCGGTTCAGGAGCGACAGCGGTAGCTACAATATCAGGTGGTAAGGTCGTTGGAATAGCAGTTACAAACGGAGGTACAGACTATACTTCAATTCCAACTGTTACAATCGCCGCTCCTCCTAGTGGTGGTAGCCAAGCTACAGCGGTTGCTGTACTCGGTACTGTATCCGCTTTTAACGGGACTGCTACTCGTCAACACTCGTTAATCAAACTGACTTCTACTTCAGACTTTACCGTAAGAACAAGTGATGGTTTATCTGACCAGGCTTTAGGCGTCGTTTATAAGGAAGTTAGTGCGATTACCGATCTACCTAAGAAGTGTTACAACGATTTTAGGGTGAAGGTAAAAGGCGATGTGGAACTCGTTCAAGACGACTATTATGTAAAGTTTACTACGAAGGACGGGGAAACATTCGGTGAAGGATCGTGGGAAGAGGATGTTGGATACGGCGTTAAAACGACGCTTAATAACGCGACCATGCCGATTCAAATCGTACCGACTTTAACGAACGGAGTAATCACTTCTTATGCGATTGATACCGCCGATTGGACGGGTCGTTTGGTAGGCGATGACGATACTAATCCTGATCCGTCTTTTGTGGGTCGTACTATTAACGATCTATTCTTCTTTAAGAACCGGTTAGGAATCCTGACGGATACCGCCGTTTTATTCTCCGAGGCAGACGAGTATTTCAACTTCTTTAGAACGACCGTCTTGACGCTTCTTGACTCCGCTCCTATCGACGTTGGTGTGGCCCATACGAAAGTATCTACGCTTACACACGCTTCAGCTTTCCAAGAGAAACTAATTCTGTTCTCACCGCAGTCTCAATTCGTGTTGAGGGGATCTGATTTGTTGACGGCTAAGACGGTTAATATCTCGCCCATTACTGAGTACAATGTCAGTACAAAGGTTCGTCCGTTGTCGCTTACAAACTACGTTTACTTCTCGTTTCCACGGGATTCTTACGAGGGTATATACGAGTTCTTCGTCGATCAAGACAACGATGTATTTGATGCTTCCGAGATCACCCAGCAAGTACCTACCTATATCCAAGGCGATCTTCGTAACATGGTAGGAACGGCGAGTGAGAACGTGCTTGTAGCGTCGTCTAATGACAATCTTAAACAGTTGTATGTGTACAAGTACTTTTGGTCGAACAAAGAAAAGATTCAATCAGCTTGGATGCGTTTTGACTTCCGTAAGGAAATCGTAGGCATGGGCTTTTTAGACTCCGATCTGTATGTCATAACCAAAGATGGATACCTCGAAAAGATGGCGATGGAAGCGGGTCATAAAGATACAGGCTACGATTACTCCCTGCATTTAGATCGTCGTTTACCAAGCTCGTATTCAACGCTCGTTAAGACCTACGATCAACCCTCGAACACAACGACCGTTACCGGTATGCCGTATGATCCCGATGGAGGCGTCGTTTATGACGCAGTTGGAATACGCCGTGATATAACCGCTTCAGGCGTTGATAGCTTTACTGTTCGTGGGGATCTAACCACTAAGGCGTTTTATGTCGGGTTTGAATACGAAACGCTTTATACATTTTCTACACAGACCTTGAAGCAACCAACAGAACGAGGTGGTAGATCATCAAGTAATTTCACCAAACAAATAATAAGAAACGGAGCTATCGACTATTCAGATTCAGGTCACTTTACCGTGGAAGTAACGCCGCTTTATCGTGATACTTATAACTACGTTTTTAATCCTACCACACTTGGAGCTGACTCGATCATTGGGTCGCTTGTGCTTGATAGCGGATCGTTTAGATTCCCCGTTCAAGCTCGCCATGACGAAGTGGAAATAAAGATTAAATCGTCGTCTGCATTACCCATGAAACTGTTATCGGCTGAGTTTGAGAACTTCGTTCATTCCCGCTCAAAACGATATGGATAATGAATACTACACCTACGATGATTGTATTGTTGAACCAGCTAACGGCGATTATGACGCTCAAGCTTTATACAACGATCTAAGAACTATGGATATGTTGGAGATCATAGGATTAGGTAATCATCCCCGCTTGGCACTTGAAGAGTCCTACCAGGTAACGGAGAAGCCTTGGACGATCTTGACTCGTGATCATAAGATGATTGGGTCTTTTGGTGTGGCTCGGTCTCCTATCGAAGGTATGGGCGTTCCTTGGTTGCTTGGTACTCACCGTATGCACTTGATTAAACGCACGTTTATAAAGCATTCTAAAGAGTGGCTTAATAGAGTTTTTAATGATAAGTATGAAGTATTAACTAATTACATTATGGCAGAAAACACACTATCTATACGTTGGTTGAAATGGCTAGGAGCGTCGTTTAATGACTGTGATGTGGAAGGTTATAAACAATTTACCTTTTATAAGAAATAATCGTTATGTGTGATCCTGTAACATTGACAACATTAGCGGTAGTTTCCGGTGGCGCTCAGTTCATCGGTCAACGCCGTATGGCTCGCCAGCAAGCTCGTTATCAAGCGAGAGCGGCAGAAGCCGAGCGTCAACGGGCAATGCAGGAACAATCGGCGATGCGTATGCGTCAGGCACAGGAGCAAGAAGCGGCAAACCGTGAACTAGCTGATGTGTCGTTAAAAGCTCGTGAAGCGTTGTCTAAGGCGAGAACAAGCGCGGGTGAAGCTGGAGTTAGCGGTGCGTCCGTTGAAATGTTATTAGACGATTACACCCGTCAAGAAGCGGCGTATAGAATCGGTATTACTCGTCAACGGGAACTACAGGACGTACAGACAGGACTCGCTTTGACCGACGCTGGATACCGCACTCAAATGCGTCAGATAGATATTAATCGTCCGATTAACAGACCTAGCTTCTTGAGTGCCGCAGCTTCTACTGCTCTCAACGCCGCTAGTGCTTACGCTACGGGTCAACAAATACAACAGAATAAGACTTCCACAGGCTAGATAATATTATGGCAACTATAGACGACCTGGTAAAAGCTACGCGTAATGCTCGCGTTCAAGTTGCGGATCTACCCGACGCTCCAAAGCTTCAGCCTACAATCAGGAGCGGAGGTCAGTACACCGTTGCCGTACAACAAGCGGGTCGTAATAAGCTCATGGACTTGGCTGATGCGTTGTCCAAGGTTAATCCTATTCTTCAACAATTCGGGGCTATACAAAAAGCAGAGCGTGAATATCAACGCGAACAAGGCGAGTTATTTGCGATGGAAAAGCCTGAAGAGGCTATGGCTGAACTTGAGGCTCAACGTGATAAAACGAAAAAGGAACTGCGTAAACTACGGGAACAAGGCGTAATACAAGAAGCGTTTGACCCTGAGTTCCTACTCGGTATTAGAGCGGCTAGAGCGAAGGTACAAGCAAAAGAATTTCGTAATCAATTACTTACAGATCCTGAACTATTACAAAGCGAGAATCCTGTAGGCGTCGCTCAAGAACGCATCGCTGAGTTTTTGCAAGGTGTTGATAGTCAATATGCTAAAGAGTCTGTTGCTCCGATGTTAGACTCGATTGGAAACGAGTTTGTAAACACAGTTACAAGACAGCAACAAGACGCCGCTATAGCCCAAGGTAAGACCGATTGGTTGAACATGGCACAGGATCAGTTTAAAGCTTGGGAACAAAACGAAGCGGATCTTAACTCGCCTGAGTTCCGTGAGTGGTTCAACGATTCTGCCGGTGCTTTCAAAGGTAATCGTGAGTTCGTTCTTCAGGAAATGATTCAACCTATGCTGATGGATATGACTGAGCGTGGAAACGCCGCTGGAGCGATGCGTAAAATCCAACAGCTTAAAGATTGGAAGATTAACGACAAGGGAGCGAAGTTTATAACCAGCACAATGCAGGATTCATTAAACGCATTGGAGCGTACCATTATTAGTCAGGGAGCTTATTGGCAACAGCAAGCAGTCACGACTTATAACACAGTATTAGAGGATGCTACAGCTCCGTTTGATACTGAGTTTTTACAGCGTTTAAACGAAGGTAAACCTATTACTGAAAACTTCTTTAAGGATTGGTCTAGTCGGACTAGGGACGAGTTAAAGGCTAAAGGTGTAAAACCTAATAATATCGAAGAATATATAACAGGAAAACGGGAAGAAGCTAATAAGAGTTATAACCGTCAAAAGGTGGATACCGTAGCTACGGACTCCGTTGTATTAGGGGCGATTCAAGGCAATTTAAACTTAGGTATTGATCAGAGAAATGCGATTAATATCGCCCGTGATAACGGAGAGTTAAGCCTATCTGATTATAAAGCTTTATTGAAAGCAAACAGCGAAGAAACTGACTTTGAGGCGAATGTAATGCGTCGTCAGCCTGTTAGAGATTATTCGGATATTATCGAAAATAGATTTAGTGATAAGGCAATTAAGGATGGTATACCGATAGCTACGGTTGATAACTCGACTAATATCGTAAAAGATATAACGGGAATCGCTAAGAAACAAATACCTGGTAATACATTAGGAACATTAAGACCTTTAGCTTCTAAGATATTTCGTGATGAAATGCGTAAGGAGCGTGATCGTTTGGTATTACAAGGGATGGGTCAACTTTCTCGTCCTGAATTAGATAGGCAGTTAGATGAACGCGCTCCTGAAGTTTACAACAATATATCACCGCAGATCGAAGAGATGGTAAAGACAAGGTTAAGAACCGCTCAATTCAATTTGGGATCTTACTTCGATAAAGATTTATTAGATAGTTTTAAAACCAAAAGCAAGGAGCTTGAGAATTTAAACTCAGTCCTTCATCGTATAGGTTTTGAAGAAGACGATTACCAAGGAAAGGGTGAGTTTATTGACGCTTACCGAGCAAATCATATTGATTAATAATGGCTAATAAAATTTATACCGCCGAAGATTTCATGCCTCAAGACGAGGTTTTAGACACGACTGCAACTAGGACTCGTCAAGACATCTTAGACCCTGAAACGGAAGAAGCGAAAGGATTATGGCAAGAGTCTAAGGCGATTGCTATGGAGACCCTGCCAGGATTAGCTACGGGGATTGCCACGAGTCCTTGGCTACTAGCTGGGCCGAAAGGTTGGATCGGATATGGTTTATTAAACTTTGCTACAGGGTTTGGATCTAACACAATCGCACAGAAAATGCGTAACCCTGAAAAAGACACTAGCTTTAAGGAAGCGACTTTAAACGGGGCATTTACTGCTGTTCCTGGTATCGGCCCCGCTAGGACTGCCAAGTTAGGCAAGAAAGGTTTAATGGGGGTTAGAGCCGCTGAAGGAGGGTTTATGGCTGGCGGTGAGGAATTTGGTCGTCAGTTGATTGACATATCAGAAGGTGAGCGGGAAGCTTTAAGCCCGTTTGAAGTAGGCTTTGCAAGCGTGATAGGTTCAGGTTTAGGCGCGGGTATGGGGCGTTATGAACACGGTATGTTTAATCGTGCTGGTGTAAGTTCACAACAAGCTAAAAAGATACAGACGCAGATGGAAGCTCATGTTGCTGATCGTATTAATACCATTGATGACTTACTCAAAAAGAATCCCGAGCTTGGTGATGGCGAAATGGGTCGGGCGTTACAAAAAGAGCGTGAGACTTTAGCCGAGCAATTAACTGAAGTATCCCGTACAGACCGTAAGTACCTTGAGGAACTAAGAGCAAAGGCTCAGGCAAAAAAGGAAGAGACCGAAAAGGAATGGGCGGAGATAGTAAAGACTTACCAAAAACAGCCTGAAGTCGGTGAAGGTACGGTTTTAAGACCGGTTAAAGAAGGCGAAGCGCCCGAAGTAAAACCTGAAGTTGAAGCCGAAGTTACACCACCATCCAAGCTTACCAAGGAACAAAAGCTACAAGCTCTTGAACGGATGAAGATGAGCGACGAGGAGTTGCTAGATTATTTAGAAGGTAAGACCGATTTACTGCCAATTAATGTCGGGGCTTTTACCGACCAACAAGACGTACAACGTTCTATGGCTGCGGTTTTAGAACAAGTTAAAGAAGGGTTTAAAAAGCGTGGGCCTAAAACTGATCGTGAGTCGTTAATCAAAAGATCAATAGAACTGCGTAAGCAACTTAACCCTGACATTGACCCGCTTAAATATACTAAGAGAATAGCTAAAGAGGGCGAAGATATGATCTTCAAAAGCGTTGTAGCTGATTCAATGACGCTAAATGCTTTTAAACAATTCAATAAAAAACTAAGTGGTGATTTAGATTTTAACGATCCAGCGGTTATTAACGATATAATGGCAGACTTTGACCGACTTGGTGAGTTCGCTGAAGCTTCAGGATCTATCGGTAGTAATGCTGGTAAACTTTTGCAAAGTCGGAAAGTGTCAAGAGACCAACTAGCTGCGGTTGTTAGTCAGATGGAAAAAGACGCCATAAAAACCGAGGAGAAACTTACTAAACAACTCGTTAAATATTCAAAGGACATTTCCCCTGAAGAACTACAGAAACAATTAAACGATCTAGGCGGTTTAAAAGCGTTGCGTGGTTTGACTTCTGAACTTCGTGTATTACGGGACACAGGTAAATTAGGTCGTATGCTTGAGCTTAGACGGCGTGGTGTAGCTGGTAAGATTGCAGCCATGACTACGGAAGTAATGTACAGTAATATTTTAAGTGGCCCTGTTACTCAAGCAGCAGCAGCTACCGGTAATACTTTCATGGGAATCTATTCGTTATCCAACCAAGCTTTAGGTGCGTTAGTAGGCGGAGATTTAAAGACTTCCAAGCACGCGGTAATGACAGCAAGAAACCTTTTACACGCGTTACCTGAAGCGTGGGAAGCCGCCAAGCTCGCTGCTAAAAACTCCAAGGGACAAATGGCTCTTGATTCTCATTTTGAGAAAGTAGGAGGTAAGGCGTTCTCGATGGAAGAAACAGGTTTAAGCGGAGCTATTGGCGAAGGTGTTGAAAACCTTGGCGAGTTAATGTCTTATGGCCCTAAAGGTTTAGTGTTCCAAGATGAGTTCTATCGTCACTTATTTGCTAAGTCTCAAGTTAAATCTTTATTGTCTCAGGAGTATAAGGATCTTGTAGCTAAAGGCGAAGCCCCTGTCGAAGGTATGGCTGATTATATCGAAGGTAAGATGTCTCGTTATTTTGTAGATGGTAAACGATATAAGACTCAAAACGATGTTCAGTTAGAAGCTGTAAGGCAAGCACAGGAACAAGGTCTTGACGGCGATGAAGCGGTTGATTTCATCAAGAATTACACAAAAGAAAATTGGACTACTAAGCTTTCCAGCGAGATGGAATACTTGAGGCAGTTTGGTGATCGTATTACATTTCAATCGGATCTTAAAAAAGGTTATAGCCCGTTTGAGTCGATGGGAATGGGCGTTCAGGAACTTAGAACCGAAGGTGGCGCTACAGGTTTCATGGCTCAATATGTTGTACCTTTCATCAAAACCCCCGTTAATATCTTTAAAGAGTTTGGTGGTACTACAAGTCAATTTGCTGAACTACCTGGTATTGGTCGTTTGTGGGCTAGGTCTCGCGAGGAGTTAATGAGTGATAATCCGATGATCAGAGCTAACGCCCGTGGTCGTCAGATTGTAGGTGCGGGTCTGTGGAGTAGTGCGATATTTTTAGCTGATCAACAAATCATTACTAATAGTGGCCCTCAAGACTATAAGGAGTTAGAAAATAAGAAAGCTACAGGATGGTTACCTAACGCCCTTAATAAATCGGCTCTTGAGCGTTATTGGGAAACGGGTGATAGTGGAGGCGATCAATTAGGCGATACTTATATAAGTCTTCAAAAGGCTGACCCTGCGGCGACTATTACTGCTTTAGCTGGAGATTTAATGCGAGCAAGGGAAGATAATGATTTCTCAGATAATGATTTGACTTATTTCTTACAGACCGTAGGATTTGCGATGAGTAGAGCGGTCGGTCAAAAGAGTTATCTTGAGACTGTAGGCGGGTTTTTAGATGCGTTGGTTAGTGGTCGCGTACAACCTGAAGACGACTATGGGACTGCTATATTAGAGGACATTACGCGTCGATCCGTTCCCTCAGTTCTTAACTCGTTAGGAAGGTCAGATGACCCGTATATACGCGAAGTAAACGGAGTGTTTGAAACTTTATTAAATCGTATTCCTGGTTATGTTCAAACCCTTGATCCAGCTCGTGATGCCTTTGGTCAAAAAAAGCCTCAATACGGTGGAGGTTTAATGCGTAGAGAGATTAATGCTTTCAACCCGTTTGCGGTTTCCAAATCTCGTGGTGATCGTTCCGTTGAGGCTATTATGAAATATCAAGGTGCTTATGCGTTTCCTCCAGCGGGAGGCGATAAAGGAGCTATACCAGGTATTGATTTGCAAAAACTAAAAGTGCCTGGATCTAATCAATCTTTATACGACCGTTGGAAAGAAATATATGCCCAAAGCGGTATAAAGAAGGCAGTTATAGAAGCTTACGAAAACCCTGATTTATCACAAATAACGATTGCTCGACCTGGTAATGGGTTAGATGAAGTTCAAAAAGAAAACTTAAATACAATATTTGAAAACTACAGGAACGCCGCTTTCGGTCAGTTGCTCGAAGAGTATCCATTTCTTGAAAAACAGATGGAATACAATGTAGATTTACAGATACTTCAATACGAAGGTAAGGATCTTCCGAAGGAAACTGTAGCCCCTGAACTCCTCGATCTCGTGAAGTAGTGCTTGTCATTCGCAATTAAAAGATAATAATATAACAAAGAACCATGCCCAACTCATATGTAGAATATTCATCGGCCACATCGGATCAAGTTACTAATGGCTTTGTGTTTTCCTTTCCGTACTTATCGGATGACGAGGGTAATGTCTTAATCGACGTTTATGTCGAAGATGTCAAGCTGGCTTCATCGGCGTATTCAATCGTTACTTCCCCGACTAATGCGATCGTTATAAACGCCGGTAGTGTCGTCGCTGGTAACTCCGTTAAGATCGCCCGTAATAGCTCGACTGAAGACGTATTGGTAAACTTCGTTGACGGCTCGGTACTTACTGAAGCTGACCTTGACCTAAGTTATCAACATGCTTTTTATCTGTCGCAAGAAGCGGCGGAAGGATCGGGTGGTGAACTTCTTAGTAAAAAAGGCGGTGAGAATTACGATGCGGAAGAGAATAAGATAACGAATCTTGCCGACCCTACCGACGCTCAAGACGCCGCTACAAAAGCGTATGTAGACACGCAAGATGACGCGGTAAAAGCGGAGTTAAACGCGACTATAGACGGGCTTACTCTCGCAGACTTTACGGGTAATGCACTCGATCAAAACCTCGATGTAAACGGCTACAGACTCGTTGATGTCGGGAATCCGTTGAACGCTACTGACGGCGTTAATAAACAGTATGTGGCGGGTGCATTGGATCAAATCTCGCTTGGAACGGGTAACCCTCCAGGTGTATCGAAGTTTACAGGAACCGGTTCACAAACGGATTTTGTACTGACGTTCTCAACGAACCATAGTAACTCATCCGCTTATCTAGTAACGCTTAATGGCGTCGTTCAAGACCCCGCTGATTACTCGCTTGTAGCTGGTACAAACGACATTAGGTTTACCACAGCTCCAGCTTTAGGCGTCGAAGTAATCGTGATTGAACGCGGTTATCGCAACGCTTTTACCGAGATCCCAACGGATTATGACTACGGTACTATCGCCCCATCGGCTCAGTTTAATTACGACTATGGCGTGGGACTAGCGGCGCTTACAGCTTTTATTGATAACGGGAATTTAACAGGAACACTCACTCAGTTTTTAGACTACGGTAGCAACTTCTACGAAAGCTTCGGTGTAGTCTTTTCATACGGAACTCTTATTTAATACATCACATGAGCAATACGCAACTTAGACTCCGCAGAGGCACTACCGCCGAACACGCAAACTTTACAGGCGCTCAAGGCGAGTTGACT